GCTCCAAACAGCAAAGCGTACATCCAGACGGATTCGTCATCCGCCCCAGCACTGATCGGTCGTTCATCTAAGACCGGTCGGTGCTCGAGTTCATACCAACACAGGTGCTGCTTCTTCTTTTGGAAGAAGCAGTTCCCGCTGCTTAAGAACTCGTCATTATAACCGTCGATCCCAGAGTCGTGATTCCCCTTAAAAGGTCTCACTAGCTGGAGGTCGACTGGAACAAGGCTCATAATATATGGCCTAAGTTCTTTAAAGAAAATGCTTGTCAAAGCGCGTTCTTTAGTTATATTGAGGAACTTGAAGACACCCTCAACTGAATCGAGGGCGAAATCGAGTGTAAAAGGACGTACATTCGTACCACCGAACCAGTCTGCGCCACAACTCTCTCTAAAAGGACCTTCGACGAAGGTCTTACTTTTATTTGTTGAGAAGCCAATCTTCTTTAAGAGCCAGATTAGTTCCAAAGCGTATTTCTGCCTAACAATGATGTCGTCCCCATAGACGGAATAATCCGTCCCAGGAACGCCGGCACCGATGGCATGGCACGCTGCTGTAAAAATGAGAGATTCGAGCGGAAAACAGAAGCCGTTACCCATTGAGCAGAACTTGTGATAGGTCTTAATGACCCCATCACACTCATACTCTTTCGACCGAATACCGTCGAGGAGACGATACCAATCGTCGGGTACCAGGTTCTTCACTAAACCAACCGAAATGCTGTCAGAAGCAGACGACAAGTCGATAGTCGCGAAGGACTCTGGAGAATCTTCGAGGGACCCTTTACGGGCCATCTCTTGATTCCTTGTCTGGTCCTCCAAATTGATGCCGATGCGCTTAAGGCGTGTCCTCAAGTAAACATCAACACCCTTCTGAAGGTAGCCATTAACAAGTGGCTCAACAGCAATAGTCCTTTCGGTTCTCGCTGTTTTCGGAACGAAGCTTATCTTATTGTATGACACGAACGACATTCGGGATTTGAAGCTTGAGAAAGCAAAATCCTTATCATAGCAGTACATCCCCTGCTTCTCCAAGAAGTAATTCCTCAGTTGGGCATGGGACATAACTGCATTGAAGCCGTGCGTGAACGCGCTGGGAGTAGATGACCATTTACTAACAGTGATCTTTCGACCAACATTAGTCGCATTGCCATGTACGCCGACTGAAGCGCCAGCACCAAAGCTGCAGTTGCCGTACACCGCGTCGATATCTGGGACGTCATCCATAACAAATCGGATGAAGCCCCTCATCTTCGCTAAGTACGACTCGTACGGACTCCTCTTCTCGAAAAGCTTGAAGATCCGGTTCAGACGAGAGCATTTACGCTCTGCTTTGCCGAACGTATCCAAAGCCTTTTTACGCGGATCGGTATTAATGACCCGCGGCGGAAAAGGGTATTTACGGATTAAAGCAGCGAACTGATTTGCCGAAAAGTGCTGTCCGGCAGTCTCATACTTCTGTGAGGCCAGTGAATCAGCTAGGGCCAAAAGGCCATCCCAATCGTCTACCTCGAGGAGGCGGACGACATTCGGGACGAACTCAAGGTCCGAGTGGTGCGAACACAATCTTAGAAGTAAACTCCTGTAATTACTAAAGGAGGTCTTCTTTAGAACAGACGTCGACTTGCGTACTAGTCTGTTGATTCTCTTTGACTTTCGAGGATTCATTTGGATTCCTTAAAGTATAGCACAACCACAAAAGAAGTGCCATTTGAACGATTGAACTAACCAAGTAAATTATGGTCAGTACCAAGAACCACACCAAGGCCGTCACAGATCGTTAGAAATTGATCTGTTGGCTTTTGACGTGAGTCTTAAATGACGCGCTCGATAAGAGCGCGCCCATATCGTTCAGAAGAGTGTCAACGTCAGCGCTAGCCATTCCAACCGGGATGTTCACGTCGATGTTCAGTATTGCCTCCCCCGAGGGGGTGAGCGCACCGGTCAACGTGTGGGTCCTAGTCAGTTTGGCTAAGGTCCTACTCACTCCACTGAAACTCGCGGTAGGCTTCGCAGCCGTCCGGTAGAGTTTGGCGTCGTCTTTGATGGACAGCGTTTTGGCTGGCCCATTGTAGCCGACGTTATCCTTTGAAAAGGAATCAGCGGTGTACGTTTTTGCGTTTATGGTAAGTGACATTGGAAAATCTCCTAATAAAGATTTAAAACAAGAAGGGATACCCAAAACGGTTAAGAGGAAGAATTCCCCTTATACCCCCACTACGGCTTTAACGCCGGGTTGTATTAGCAATTCTGCTAACGACCTGCACTACCAATGCAAGAGCGTCAAGTGCCCGCGTTGTTTCACTAAACCGGAAATCTGGCTTAATTAGCAACGTAGGTGGTACCAATGCAGAATTTCGGCTCACCTGTTGTAAAGTGGCAAGAACGCCACCGGAGACAGGTCGGTTCACGTTCCAAGTTCCTACGGGCGTAGTGCCTGTGGGGACCCAAAGCGACGAACTTGTGCGACGAATAACGTAACACGAGCCTAGATTTTTCCTACCCTGTGCTGGCGCCAATGCTTGTAAGTAGTTACCTACATTAACAAGCCAGTCAAGTACGAAGCTCCACGGAATTAACTCCCATGGCGTTATGAACAAGCCGTTGTCTGTAAATCCGACATTGGCTGCTAACGTTGCCTCATACTCGTCAAGGGACATTGCTCTAACACTCACAGAGTCATTATCGAATCTGCTGATGCCTTGAGTGTATATCCCACCATAACTGTTTGAAAAGTTCCTAACGAACGATCGCTCCAAAGTACCGGAGCTGCGTGTCGTTTTGCGAACCCTTCCAGTTGGTTTTGCCAGACCCTTCACTATACTCTGGACATCCCGGACCAATGGCATGATGCCGTACCTGATCATGAGATAAACGCTTGATGCACCCACCAAGGGATTACGAGCATACTTTAAAAGTGTGCTACGACCCCGAAGGAAAGTGTCACCAAACATCCTCATGGTCTGACGGTATTCAGCAACAGACTCGAATAAGTTAGAGTCCGCCAATGATCTAGAAGCCCAGCATTTAGTGCACGTATCAGCTACCAGTTTAGACACCTCTACATCAGAGATGACTAGACGGGGGCTCAGCGCCGCGTTGTACGGCGACGGCAAACCTTCCGCCAAATGGACAAACAGTGGAAACGCGTTCCCCTCCATCCTATACTTCGGGTAGACGGCAGTTGCCGCACACCCATAGGGCGCAGGGGGACCATTCACCACGTCATATCCACTTCCTGGATAGATGACACACTCGGAAACACGTTTTGACATAGGGTTCATAATTATTTCACCCTTGCCACGACGTGACTCGAACTTTGGCGTAACTACATCATTGAAGACTTCGTAACGACCGACGGATTGCCCAAGATAAGACGCATTCACCGCCCAACTGGTGTTGATACAGTTAGCGTCTTTAAATTCCTGGGTATGTCCAGCAGTTGCCAAAAAGCCTCCTCTGGTTCGTTGCCTCATTCTACCTCCGAGCGAGTAAGCAGGTATCTCTACCTGTGGCCAGTGAGTCCAAAATGTTAGGCCCGAAGGGCTTAACTCACCAGTTCTGCAGCCTAGTTTTAAAGAAGGCTGTAGCTAGAATGGGTCACCCGCGAGGGTGAC